GTTGAACTCCTATGGGGATATTTTTTTAGTTATAATAAGTTAAGCAATAATCGAATTCGATATTCTTACCTGCACCAGAGCAGTATACTACAACTAATGTGTTAGTTTTCTTAACCCAATATTCACCTAGTTGGCCATTTGGATTAATTGTCGGGGTGATGGATACAGAGAAAGATGTATTACCAAAGCTATGGTTAATAATTGTACCTTCAGTACCATTAAATACACCACTACCTACAACGAATGCAGACATGTCTTTCTTCAAACTAAGTTTTTCACGTTCTTGATCTGTAAAGAAGCGATTATTAGCATCCTGTTTAATGATTGTAGGAGGTAAGGTTTCTGGCAAATGGTAATTATTAGCACCGGCTGCAATACCATCCAGCTTAGCCTTATCTTCTTTAGTCATTAGACCATTATGCTCAGCATCAGCTAATTGAGCTGCTGCTTTATTAGTCCAAGCCAAGATTTGTTCATCAGATACAAATCTATGAGTTGGATCTTGTTTAATAATTGTAGCTTCATGAGTTTCTGGATGAACGTAATAGTTAGCATTAGTTTCAATACTATTAACTTTTACTTTATCATAACGACTCATCAAACCATCAAGCTGTTCAGTAGCTAGATTCTTATTTGCTTTATTAGCGAAGTCAGTTTTTTCTTTATCAGTTACAAAACGGTGATTTTCATCTTGTTTGATAATTTGAGGGTCCAATTCAGATGGCATAACAAAGTTTGTTGCACCTTCTTCAATAGAATCCAATTTGTATTTATCTTCTTTAGACATCAAACCATTTGCTTGATAAGAAGCAACACGGTCTTCTGCTTTAGCAGACCAGTATGCTTTATCTCCATCGGTTACGTGTCTTACATTAGGATTGTCTGGATGAACGTAATGGTTGGCGTTCATTTCAACTGTTTCTAATTTAGCTTTATCTTCTTTACTCATCTTACCATCAACTGCAATTGTAGCTAATGGGATAGAGTTAGCAGAAATTGGAATCCAATTGGTACCATCATAACGATAAGTGATATTATCAGAGTTACAAGTAACTGTCCAGCCCTTTTGAGGAGATGGGTATTTAGATGCTAGCTCTTCAAATACATCTACAGATTCTTTCCATACATTATCGTATTGCATTTGAGAGAATTTATTATCAATTTCTTCTCTCGTATATTTATTATTCCAATTTAAACGGTCGGAGGATACAACGTGTAAAGATTTATCTTGGATATGCTTATTAGCAACCGAGAATGCGATATTTACTTTTTGTTGAGCCCCTTCTTCAGTTTCTTTGGCATTCCATGTAGCTCTATCTACAGCAGAAATATGAATTGTAGTATCAGCAATATGGTCATTAACCTTATTAGCTGCTTCAGTAATGGATTCTTTTTCAGCTTGAGTTACATGAATTTTGTTATTGTTGATATGGGACAATACGTTTCTGTTATTAGAAACGATTTCCATAACAGAGCCAAATCTAAGTCCACTAGATTTAACTTTATATCCGCTGGAACCGGAGAATACTACAATTTCTTCATCGCCGGCTGTTCCATCGATATTTTTTAGGCGTGTTAATATATCTGGCTTAGCCACTATTAATCCTCCTCTATTTTAAAGCAGAAATTACTTGCATAGCCGAAATGGTACGCTTAGAAATCTCTCTCAATTCTTCCTGTTTCTCTCTTAGATCGTCAGGATCAAATTTTGTTACATTATTAAATTCTGCAGTTATAAATCCTAATACCTCGCCGCTATCAGGATCAAATATACCACAGAATAAACATGTTTTATCTTCTTCATTTAGAATGATTCTAGAAATGAAAGCATCCATTATAGTATCATTCTTATATATTACGAATTCTCGTTTCTCAACTAAGTCAGAAACAAGACTTCCTAAAAATGAAATTGGTAAATCTTTATGCTCTTGGATAAGATGATATGCATTGTATCCAGATCTACTAAATTCACAAATACAAGAAGTTTTTAAAAACGGAACCCCTCTAGTAGAATGGGTCCCGTTGTGAAATAAATAAAATGCTACCCTATCAGAGTCAATTTCATTAAGCAACTCTCTACAAGTATGCTTAAGACTATTATTGATTCGCAGAAATACATTCATTAAATTTTCTTGTCTCTCAGGTGTAAACTTTATAGCGTTAGGATTAACACCATTTTGATTATTACCTTGGAGATTGTTTAATTGTGATTGTAATAAAGCTATCTGATCAGTCAGTTCTTTATTATTACCACCTTTAGTTATATATTTTACTAAATATAATAAAACTACAAACAACAAGATTACTATAACTAATAATGCGACCAAACCAAATACATATGGCCCAAAGTCATTTATTAATCTTCCTAAGTTATGTAGAAGTTCATTAAGCTCTGAAATCATATGGGGCTGATCACCTCTTTCGCTGCGCTTAGATAACTATTATTATGTTTTTAATGCTTATCTAAAGCGTTTTTGACAGCAGAATAAATTACTGCGGTACCAGCTACGGCGCCAACACCTTTAATGATTTTATTTTGAGTCTTAACGTGTTTCAATTCTTTTTCAAGTTCACGTTGTTTATCTTCCATATTCAATTGATAAGCCGCAATTTGACGATTAACAATTGCAGTTGTATCAATAGTCAATTCTTGACCTTCTGTAATTTTTACAGTGCCATCTGGATTCTTAGAAGTTGTTGTTTTAGTTTGCATTGGAATATCATAAGTTTGATCGTTATAACGAACTTTAGCAGATGGTTTAGCATGTTGAATATCAACATCTGGATCATCAGCTTTTTCTTTTTCTATATAACGAATTTCAGTAGTATTAGTTCCAGCAATCTTTTCAATTACAGGTTTATTTTGTCTAAGATCTTCTACTGCATTTTTAACTAAACGAATTTCACGAGCCATTTCTTCATCTGTTTGAGAAGCACGTAAATCTTCAATTCGTTGGTTTGCTTGTTCTATTTGACGCTGCATAATTTGATATGTAATGAATCCACCAAATGATACACAAAAGATGATTCCTAAAAGACCAACGATAATAGTCTTCTTATTATTATAAAAATAGTTTTTTAGATAACTTTTTGTTTCTTCAATTTGTTTATTCATATTAACTACCTTTCTATTCTATGCGTTCCCACATATATACACCAATGAATGGTTGCGCTAAGTTTACTGCAGTACCACTACCAGTTTGATCGGACCATAAATTCAAAGTTATACTATGGCTATGATTGCCGGCATTTTCTGTCCATAAGTCACTGAAGGAATTATTATATGGTCTATTATCACCAACATCGATTGCAGTATCTGGCATTTCACTACCATTTCTATCGACTTCCATGCCGCCCCGTTTTTGTAGTTTATGATTATGGCTACCAGCTTCATTAGTATTTATACTTCCACCAATGTGGTGATTGTGTCTTGGGAGTTGAGCTACACTTAATATAGTCTCCCAAGCACCGCCAGTTTGTCGCAATTTAATATCAGTATTTTGAGATGTACCAACACCAACTAAGCAACGACCTTCGGCAATACGTTTCCATTTACCACCAATAGAGTTAGCTGGATTTATATTAGAAACAGTAATAAAGATACTACCAATAGGCCAGCTACGATTAAGCTGTTCACTTACGTAGCTTTGAAGTAACTTAATAGTTACAGGTGAACTAGCATTAGATGTCATAGTAACATCTGGCATCTTAACTACACCTGTAAATGTAGGACTTGCTAATCTAGCATATTCACTTGGGAATGCCCCACCAAGTTTTTCTGCATTAGCTGCGGTTATATCTAATCTATTTGGATTATCAGCATAAATTACATGACCTTCTGGATTAACAGATACACGAGTATATGTACCAGTTACAACACCAGTTTGAGGATGTACATATTTATTTGCTCCAGTAGCAATACCGTCAAGTTTAACTTTATCTTGCGCAGAAAATAAACCATCTGTAGATTGTGTTGCTGGATTGAACGTATTTACGATATTATTCCATCTAGTACGTTCTTCAGCAGTAACGTGTTTTACTTCATCAAATTGATGAGCATATGCATTATTGATTTTTTCATTCAATAATGTATTTAATTCTTTAGTAGTAATTTTGTCTAATTGATTATCAAAACTACCATTTTGCTCCCTAAAAGATAGGGCCATATTCTTTGCCATTATATTACCCTCTCTTAGTCTTTGATAATGGAGATAGCATTATTCCATGTATCGCCTTTACCAGTTCGCATGTAAATATAATTATCAATACAAATGAATTCATATGCTAATTCTTTATTATCGGCACGCATGCCAATAACTGTAGCATATTCAGAAGTTGTTGCTTTTATATTAGTTAAATTCAATGCAGTAATTTTTCGTTTACCAGTGAACTTCAATTGACCAGAATAGTCATTTGGAGAAGTTGGTTGATCAACTGCAGAATTTAGAGCATTAATAGATAATGCTACTTCAGAGAATACAGATTGCCAGCCATCATTATTATATGCATTAAGACAGTTATTATTACCAATCCATAATTTGCCACTAAGAGCTTTTTCTGGGGCAGTCTTTTGTCTTACATATGTAGGTTGACTATTTAGATATTCAATATTAACTATTTGAGTAGATGGAGCATCTGGTTTAGGAGTAGTTGTTAAAGGAATACCTAAAAAAGAAGGAGAGTTTACTTTAGCATATGAATCTGCTGGGATAGTACCAAGTCTATCAGCATTTTCACATGTAGTATTAATTTTTGTAGGGTTATGTCCAGCCACTACGTGACCTTCAGCATTAACTTCTACTTGGATATATTGACCAGCAGTAACTCCACTCGTAGGATGAGTATAGTTATTTGCTCGCTCTTCAATATTTTTAAGTTTAATTTTTTCTTGAGGCGTTAAAGCACCTTTTTTGGTTTCTGTTGCCTCTGGAATATCAGAAATCTGATTCCATTTATTTTTATCTTCTTGTGTTACATGAATATCTTGATCTTTAGTATGAGCAAGATTATTCTTAATTGTATTCTGAAGAGATAAGGCTAATTCAGCATATGTAATCTTATCCAATTCTGAACTATATTCTGCCATTATTTATCCTCCTTTACGTAATAATTTTTATTACGTATATGTTCAAAATAGGCAATTAGCCCCAATGGATACCAAGATCCATTGGGGTAATTTTTATTTAAGCTTCAGCTTCGAGTACATCTAATACGTCTCTGCATTCATGCATAAATCTGTAATTTAAAGAATCTCTGGATGCGGAATGATTCCATTCCCAAGAAGAGCATACTTTAAGATAAATATTCATTACCATATCATAGTCAAATCTTTCAGCATCTACATACGAAAGATCTGGCCATCCAAGATAGTGAACAGCATCTGTAAACATATCTACAATTTGACCAGGGCCATATTGGATTGAGCGAGAGAAGACAACTTCTTTCATAATATCATGATGGTTTTCGATATTAAAACCAGCACCACGTAAATAACGAACTGCTGGATTATAATAAATGCTCATAGCATAACGATCTTGAGATTCTTTGAAGTCATGACCATTCTCAGAGTATGCTAACCATCTCCAAGCAGCATCGAATTCTGCGGAAGTTAGTTCATGTTTAGCTAACTCTGCCCCGAACCAATAACCATTTTCTTGGAGCCAATCTACATATTCTTCCAAAGATCCAGCATTACTAGATAATTGGTAAATACCATAGGATTTACCGCCTGGGTCTCCCCAACCACTGGAGATTGTGCCAGCGTCACCATCGGATTCATATTTTGCTGATAACCAGCCAAATTCTGCCATATAAAAATCCCCCTATTATTTTTTCTTTAATAGATCGTGCATTTTCATAGATACTTTTTGAGTTGCTTTTTCTAAAGCAGCATCTTTAGCCATATCTACTAAGCTATCAGTAGTAGAAAGATCTTTAGGTTCTTCAACAATTTCAGCTTTCTTAACTGGTTCTGGATTTTCTAAAACAACTTTAACGTGTTCTTCTTCTGCAGGTGCAGTTGGCATCATTGCATCTAAAGGACTTAAAATTGTATTTAGTCCACCACGTGGAGCAATAGGAAATTCTCCTTCTGGAGAGTTCTTAGAGCTATCAACTAACCATTTAAATAAACCAATTAAGCCTACACCGCATGCAGATAGACCTTGCCAACAGCTATCAATTTCAAACTTAGTACCATATAGGCCATTAGACCAATAGCCATATAACCAAGATGCTAAAACTAATGTAGCAGCAAGCAAGCCGAAACCCATACAAATTAAGGCCATGTTAGCTTTTAAGCTTCGTAATAGTCCCAATATAAGACCTCCTTTATATAATTTATTTACCCCTAATAACGGTTAAATAAGCAAAACCAGGGGTTACTGTATTGTTAAAACATAAAGGTAACTGATTATCTATTGCATTCGAAAGGAGAAAATAAATGGAAGTTTTTAATGGTAACTTCGATAAAGTAGATATTGAAGATCTCACTCCTGGTCTAAAGAAAAGAATTCTAGAATCTTCTGATCTAATTACATATGATTTAAATCGACATATTGCTGATAAAAAAGTTCACATCTCTGCAGTTGATAGAAATAATTGGGATAGTAAAGCCCCTAATGATTCACCTAATTTTACAGGTGCCCCTACAGCACCAACACCTTCTCAGGGTGATGCTAGTGAAAAATTAGCAACAACTAACTTTGTGGTTGGTGCACTTAAGACTTATACTCCAAGTAAATCTCTTGCCACTGGTAAATTGATTAGCCCAGTAAATATTTCTATTTCTGGTAAAGCTCATTCTGAACCTGTTGCATTTGATGGTACTAATGATGTAGTATTACCTATTGATCGTGTTGATGTTACTGCTATTAAAGGTACTTTACCAGTAGAATTATTGGCTGGTACTTACTCTATTAATATTAGTGGTACAGCATCTCATGCTCAGTCTGCTGATGAAATTAGTGGTGTTCAACTTAATAGCTTGCTATTAAAAGAATCTCCAATTATGACTGGTGTTCCTACAGCACCGACTGCTGAAATTGGTACTAGTACAGATCAACTTGCTACAACTAAATTCGTTAATAATGCAATTTCTTTTATGCAATCTAACGTAGAAGCATTTACTGCACAAAAGTTTAAACGTCCAGTTAAAATGACTGTTACTGGTAAGATCAAAGCTGATCCAATTATCATTGATGGTACTAACGACGTTGAATTGAACGTAACTGAATTAGCAATCAACTTAACAGAACTTGGTTCTAATATCTCTGTAAGCCGTATCAATGGTCATACTGTAGATGCTGACGTTCCGGCTAATGCTAAATTCACTGATACTGTATATACTCATCCAAATACATCTAAAGACTTATCTGCTAAAGAATGGTTAGCTGTAACTGTAGACCGTGCAGGTCATGTAGTTGAAGCTCGTAACCCAGATATGATCGATGTTAATATTTCTAAGAATGCTGCTACAGCAAGTAAATTAAATACTAAACGAAATATTACTCTTACTGGTATCGAAGGTGGTACAGTAGCATTTGATGGCTCCGAAAACGTAGCTATGGAAATTACTGGTATCCCTGCAGCATTAATTACTGAAACTAATGATCGTCAATTCTTGACTAAAACTCAAAAAGAACGTATCGTTAATGGTGGTATTACTGAATCTGAAGTTGATGCTAAGATCAATGCAGTTAAATCTGAATTAGATTGGAAAGAAACAGTTGACTCTGTTGGTGCATTATCTACTACATATCCAAATCCTCAAAAAGGTTGGACTGTAAACGTAGCATCTGATAATACTACTTATCGTTATGATGGTAAGAGCTGGGTTGCTATCTCTGCTAACTCTATTCCATTAGCATCTGGTAATGTAGATGGTAAAATGAGTAAGGAAGATAAAACTAAATTAGATGGTATCGAAGCTGGTGCTAATAATTATACTCTTCCTGCAACTCTACCTGCATCTATTATTGAACAAAGCGATGATCGCTATTTTGTAACTAAATATCAAAATAAGAAATTAGCTGACCTATATAATAGAACAGAAATGGATAACCTATTTGTAACTAAAGCATCTATTGCGGCTGGTCAACCTTTAAACTTATCTGGTGGTTGGAAAATTATTCCAGATAATGATGGTTCTCTAGTATTTAGCTTCAATGGTGTAGAAAAAGCTCGTCTTGGTACTAATGGTACATTCAAAGCTATTGGTATTGAAGAAAGTGGGAGCTAATAAATGGAATTAGATCATACAAAGAAATCGTTTAAGTACTTATATGAATTGGTTACTTTAGAATATATAGTTTGTATAGTAGCTCAATTGCTATTTATGCTAATTTGCTATATTACTAATCCTATAGTAGTTCTATTTGCTGATAAATATGGCAATCTACCTAAATGCTTTAGATTATGGCAAACATATGATAATTGCTTAGATGTAGATTGGATGATTTATGAAAATCATGTATTATCTATTTTTAAGTATGACTTTAGTAAATATTACATTTATCACCCAGAAGTTAAGACTGATACAAAAATGAATCCTGGATATATAGAAATCATTAGTGAAGATATGACTGTTATTGAACGTATTCAAAGATATTTCTGTAAACTTACTTGGTTATATAGAAATACAGGATATGGATTTGCATATTACTGGCTTGGCATTGACTATGTTGGTGATACTCAAATAGTATTGGAATCTGAACGTGGTAAAGGTAAAGAATTTTGTGTATCTTTCCTAAATGATTCTCAAGGAATCAACAGATATTTCTGTATTAAGTCTTCTGAATATTGGTGTATTCCATATATCGAAAAAGAATTCTTATTTGATATCTATCTAGGCTGGAAACTTTCTGGTAGTAAAGAATATACTCATAAGAATAGAGCAATGATTGCATTTAGAATCAATCCATTTAAATCATATAAATAATAATATTAGGTACATCCAATTAAATTGGATGTACCTATACTTATTGGTTTGGAGGTAAATAGAATGACTTTACTTAATAAAATAGCTTTTAAATATGATCGGAAGGGTGATGGTTCAGGTAGCCTAAATAGCCTTCTTGATGATATGATTTATATTACGGATAAACATGATAGATTATTATTTTTAATAAACATCCAAACCGATACAAAATATAATTTCGATCAAATTGTTAAAGCAGTTTTAGAGAAAGAAAAATATTCAAATATTTTAGATGATATTCTTTCTAATTATTCTTCTGTGAATTTTGATACAAATGAATTATTATATATTGCTATCAAAAACGAAGCTTATGAAAATATTAATATCTTAACCAAATATATTCCTATCCCTGAATTGAATTTATCCAGAGGTGGCTATGAATGTTTATTATTGGCTATTAGACAAACTTTTGCGGTATTTGATAAAGTTCTAGGATTAGTTATTGAGTTTATGGCTCATACTAATAACTTAGCTAACCTAGAATTATTAATTTTATTTATGTCTATCTGTATTCAAAATAAAGAGATTGATAAATTATCATCTTTTGCTACTGGTGCATTATTCTTAACTAAAGATGAATCTGCGGTTAAATTAATGCTTAACTCTGCGGCAGAAATGGTTCTTCAATATATGGATCCAGAAGATGTAGATGAAGTTGTTAAAGATATCAATTCCCGTTATATACTATCCAAGTATCTAAATAGTGAAAAATAAAAAAGAAATACCCCATAGGAGTTCAACTCCTATGGGGATATTTTTATTAATAATAAATTTGATAAACAATATCTAAACCTTTGGAAAGTTCGATTAATTGTTCATTTGGCATATTATATTTAGTCAATGGGCGAATATCTTGATAGTATTCTTTACCATTGTTTTCTTTCTTCCAAGCAGTACATAAAGAGATTGTGTTAATACGTGCTTCATTGATACCTACAGTGTTGATGAAATACTCACGGCATTCTTCTTCTGTAATCTTAAGATTGATTTCTACGAAAGTTTCAATTTCGGATTCTTTTGTAGATTTATATACAGTAGCATCAACTGTTGTACCATCTTCGAAACGAACCTTTTTAACTGGTTTGGATTCGAATTGTTTGAAGTAATAAGCAACACGGTTACCAATTACTTTACGACCATGGTAGATTTCTTTTTTAGCTTCAGTGATATCTTCAGTAATCAAAGGATAACGGAATGGTACCAAATATTCAGGAGCACACCATTTACCATAGTTTACTTCGTATACTTGAGAGTTTTCACGACCACAACCATCTGTACCAACGCAGAACAAATAAACTTTTTCAGGTGTACTTGGAGTTTCAAATACAGAATTTTCTAAGCTAAGTTCAGTGTTGTAAGATGGAGTAATATATTGACGTGGGATATCAAAGTGTTGAGTTGCAGTAAATTCTGCACCAGGAAGAATAATCTTATTAGTTCCGCGATATAATAGAATATCTGTGCCACCAACATAGACTCTAACATCTGTTCCTCTATGAGTTGCAGTTGTTACATTAGTCTTATCGTTGAAGTGACTAAATTCTGCGATGTTTAACTCACGCATCTATATTTACCTCCAATTTAATTCTTAAAATTTATTATTATGTTGACCTTTAAGGCTTTTTATGGTAAGTATCTATATAGATACGGTCAATCATATTATATTTATCTTTAGGACGATATTTAATTCTAGGTTTAATAATATCATATATATCAGATACAATATCATTGAATATATTTACACGAGATAAATAAGTTAAAACTTCTTTAGTAATCAAATGACGAAGATCATCATATTTAGCTAAGACAGAATGAATTCTATTCTTATCAAATATCTTAACTTTATTTTTCTTATCTCTTTCATTAACACCAAAGTCTTTAAACTTGAATTTCTTCATGAAGTATCTCATAATAAAGATCATATCTTCTTGAGTTACTCTATCATATTTCCTAGACTTAATTATATATTTTTCAAAGCCATCATAAAATAATTCAAAATCTTCTAATGGCATCTTAACCAATAATTTAATAATATCAATAGGTTTGATATATTGTTTATATCGATTATTGAAATTATATACTGTATTTAATCCAGCTATTTCTACTTTATAAGATTTAAAGAAGTCAA